ACCTACATGAGAGATGTTCATATCTATGCAATCAGAAACTCCTAAGTATCTTTTTACTGCCCTTACGCCGGATTTAGTGGTAAAATATTGGAGCGACCTTGAGCCACAAATAACAAGAGCTCTTCCTCACGGCGGTCACGAACTTACTACGGCGGGTATCCTAAAGGGCATACTAAACAAAACAATACAATGCTTTGTTATATTAAACGAAGACATGAGCATTGAAACCGTATTTACCACACAGATTCTAGAGTTTGAGAACTACAAAGCCATGCAGTTCTTAACCTGTGGCGGTAAGATCCATGATGTAGAAGCTTGGGGTGAGAATAACATTCACTTTGAGAATTTCGCTAAAGCAAATGGATGCAAAAGTTTACGGCTCGTAGGTCGTAAAGGGTGGGGCAGATTTCTCACAAAAATTAAATCAAGCAGTGGGACTGCTTATGAGCCACTGTACACAACTTTCGAAATGGAGTTAGAATAAATGGAAAACATTTGGCACATGTTACCCGGTAGTCCTATGCGTCATGTCCATGCAAGACGAAACGGGTCAATGGTATTTGGCGGGGGAGGCCCATCCCTAAGCGAGATTAAAGGTATGGTAACGGGGGTTGTTAATCCTCAGTTTACTTCACTTGGAACGGGTCAATCAGATATTACAAGCAGTATCGGCGGTATTGCAGATGATATTGCAGGGCTATCTAAAGATCTTACTGGTGCTAAGAGCGATATTAATAACAAAATCAGTGGTTTCGCATCAGGAATATCTGATCAGGCAACTGCAGGTTTTAACAATATTGATGAAAACTTTGCTAATCAAAACACGCAGTTGAATACGCTTGAAAATAATCAGGGTCTAATGCAAGGCGCGATAGATTCAGGTTTTGAAGGTGTTGGCAATACTCTCACAGACCAATTCTCAGGCATAAATACCAACCTTACAGATATTGGTCAAAATCTAGGCCAAGGTATTACTGATCTAGGTGCGGCTAATCAAGGTAACTTCGATACGACTAACCAGAACTTAGCTAACATGTCTACTCAGCTAGGCAATGCACAGACTGCTATCACTCAAGGTCAAGCAGACAATACTACTCAGCTTGCGACACAGGCCGATACTATTGCAGACGCTCAAGCCCAAGCGGCAGCAGAGCGGCAAAAGGCAAACCTAGAAGGTCAGCAAGGGATCTCAGGTCAGCTTGATACGCTATCGACTAACCAAGATACCTATTATGGAGATCTGGCAGAAAAAGCACAGACAATGCAGGGAACTCAAGACGATTTCCGTACTGCATTCGATACCTACAAGCAGCAGTATGATACTGATACAGGTATTGCAAACACTGCTCGTCAGGATCTGCAGACATCACTTATTGGCTTAGGCAACAGCATGTTTAATCAGAACGAAGCCCTAAACCAAAACATTAATGAGGGTACAGCGGAAGTAGTTCGTGGGGTAGAAGACTCTACAGCAGCCGCATCGTCGGGTATGCGCTCAATCGAACAAGCGATGGCAAACAACGGCATTAATACTGAGCAGATTATAGGCGGTCTACAGACCATGACAGAGCTTATGCAAAGCCCAGATGTTTCTGATGCAGCTAAAATACGTTTTCGTGATGTAATGAATGCGTTTGACCAAAACGGCAACCTAGTATCTCGTTCACAAGGATCAGACGGTTCACTGACATTCCGTTCACTGGGCGACGATGGTATGCTCAAAGTTGGTAAGTACAATGCCTCTGGTGTTGCCATGTCTAGCCAATCTTTTGACATGCCAAAGATGGTAAGTGATCTTACAAACCTTCGTGCTTCGCTAAATGGCGGCGGCATGATGGCATAGACTGTGGGTACAGGGAAGCAAACTCTAACCTACGGATAGTAAAATGCACCCCACAGACACTTCTCAAAGTGGCATAGAACTTATTAAAAAGTTTGAAGGCCTACACAAATTGCAGGATGATGGTACAGTTTCGGCCTACCGTTGTCCTGCCGGAAAATGGACGATAGGATATGGCTCAGTACGCGGTGTTCGATCAGGAATGAAGATCACCAAGGATGAGGCAGAAGCCCTTCTTATCAAAGACGTTAAAGATCATAACAAAGCGATTTATCGAAACGTCAATGTCCCTCTAACCCAAGGTCAGTTCGATGCTCTTAGCAGCTTCGTATTTAACCTAGGGGAAGCCAACTTCAAAAGCTCGACACTTCTAAAAAAGCTAAACCAAGGCTTATACGAAGATGTTCCAGAACAAATAATGAGATGGAATAAAGCGCGAGTTAATGGTAAACTACAAGTACTAAATGGGTTAACTCGAAGACGCGCTGCAGAAGCCGCAATCTTCACCCGAGATGCTAAACTACCTAGCGATCCCGGTGGCCCAGAAATGCCTCAGAAGCCACAGGCAGCAGCACCAAAGCCCCTAGCAAAATCTAAGACAATGGCAGGTGCAGGGATTGCCGGAGCCGCTACGGCACTAGGCGAGATCACCCCCCAGATTGAAGCTCTAGTACCTTACTCCGAAAGCATGAAAACAATATTCCTATTGTGTGCAATCGGCGGCATAGCTTTAGCAGCTTGGGCTAGGTTCAAGGATCACAAAGAAGGCATCCACTGATGTTCAATATATTTGGCAGAGTTAAAGATTTAATCCTAGCAGGTTTAGCAATAGCTCTGCCAATTCTTTACATCGTGGGCCGCATACAAGGCAAGGCGGCTGAGAAGAACAAGATCCTAGAAGACGAATTACAGACAAAAGAAAAAGTGTCTAACTTTTATCAAAAGATGGCAGAACATGAAGACGATCCTTCCACTAATGATCGCCGTAACTTTAGTCAGCGGCTGCGCAACAAAGGTCTATAGAACTCAATTAGAGGTCTACTGCCCACCAATCACCCAATACTCAGAGGAATTTAATGCTGCGTTAGCAGACGAGCTAGATGCTCTTCCTCAGACTTATTCAACAATACCTATGGCGGTTATGGATTACGCAAAGCTTCGAGATCGCATTCGAACATGTGAACAAGAAAAGGAAAACCTCTAATGTCTATATTCGGATTTGAAGATGTCGGAGATATGTTCGATGGTGGTGGAGCAGGCGGCTCTGGTGACCAGTTCTATGGCGGTTCTCACGACGATTACCTTGAGGCAGGCGGTACTACCAATAACCCAGACGGAAGCTTCCTTGATAAAATGGCTGCTACTGGTGCAAACGAGGCGGGTATTGATTATGGCCCTAACGATTACGGCGAGAGGGATGATGGCGGCGATGGTAATGGTGGAGCCCCGGCTGCAGGAGAAGAAGGTCAAGCAGAAGACGCAACTACAGGCCTAACGGCAGACGATATTTTTAAGATGGCTGAAGAGGCAGGTATCGATCTGTCTAACGAGCAAATTAATGAGTTATTAGCGGATCCTCAAGGATGGCTAGAAGGCAAGGGAATGAAACTCTTCCCAACCCTAGTTCCTAAGATAGATGCCGATGCAGATGGCACAACACTGGATCCTAATAATCCTGACTATGATTTAGGCGATAAGCCTAATGTTGATGCTACAACTGTAGACGAGATTGCAGGTGTAGATACAGTCGATCCTAAAGATCCTACTACATATACTGCAGATACAATCTCTGACGATATGGAACTGGATCCAGAAACCTATCAGGTAGACCCTGTTACTGGTGAAATCCGCGACGAAAACCTTGTAGATGCCGACGATATCGAAATCGACATGAAGGGCGCAGGAACAGGCGTAAATGAAGACGGTACTGTTAACCAGACGGGTGTTGCGTTAAATGATTATGCGACACAAAGCACAAGCAACATCATCGATACATCTACTGTGGCGGGTAAGCTTTTAGCCGAGAAATTAGGAGAAGGTAATTACACAGACTCCAAAGCTACAATCCTAGGTCAAATGGAGATTATCTCTGGTGCGTTTAAGGATAGCAACGGTAACCCAATCATACCCCCATTCGCACAGGGCATAGCGCGTCAGTTATCGCGCACAATGGCCTTTAAAGGTGTTACTGGTACGGCAGCTACTGCAGCTATGGCAAATGCGCTTATGGAAGCCTCTCTGGGCGTGGCAGAGAAGGAAGCATCTTTCTTCCAGACCCTAACAGTCAAAAACCTAGATAATAGACAGCAAGCAATCATTAACAAAGCTAACGTGCTTGCTAAGTTCGAGATAACAAACGCGGATGCCCGAGAAACTGCAGCCGTACAGAACGCACAAGCTTTCTTAGAGATGGATCTAAAGAACCTAACTAATGAGCAGCAGGCAGAGGTTATCAACACACAAGCTCGTATTGATGCCTTGTTAGAGGATAGCCGAGCAATCAATGCCGAGCGTCTATTTACGGCAGAAGCGCGTAATGATTTCACAAAATACTACGACACTCTAAACACAAACATTAAGACGTTTATGGCAGAGCAGCAGAATGCTATTGCTAAGTTTAACGCAGGCGAGATCAACTCTATGGCTCAGTTCGAAGCCACAATGGAAGACAGTCGCCAAAAGTTCTATGCCGAGATGCAATTCAACATCGATACTGCCAATGCAAAATGGCGGCAGAGCGTCGAAGTAGACAATAAAAAGATGCAGTATGATGCGATCTCTACAGACGTTAAGAACATGTTGGATATCTCGCAGGAAGCACAGAACCAACTATGGGATCGTGTAGACAGTCTCTTCGACTATATCTGGAAATCATCTGAGAATGATATGGAGCGCGATGTACGAGTGCTAATGGCCCAGATCCAAGCACAAGCAGGGTCTAAGGGCGGTGGCTTATTTAGCTTCTTAGGTGATGTTGCCTCGGCAGTTGCTGTTAAGATGATCATGGGATCTGATGAGCGTCTAAAAACAAATATTGAGTATTTCGATACTCTACCTTCAGGCATCAAAATGTACACATGGGATTGGACGGAAGAAGCTAAGAAACGTGGCTTTGATGAAAACCCACCAATCGGCGTTATCGCACAAGAGATCCAGAAAACTCACCCAGACGCAGTGATCGAAGGGCCGGATGGATATCTACGAGTAAACTATACGAGGTTGTTCGATGAAGTTTGAAAACGCTGTTAAGCGAAGCATCAAGTCTTTCTACGAAGGTAGGATGCCCCAGAACTTCTTTGCAATGCGCGAAGAAGATGCTGACGATATAAAGTTCACCCCAGAGTTCTTTGACGAGATGGAAGAGGAGCTAGGATTAGAAAGTAAAGGGCAAGAAGATGATAAAGCAGACGATTGATGCCCCTATCCCCGGGGAGAACTATACATCAGATACCCGGAACTATCCTTGGCATAGAGAAGCAGATATCCACGATTATGATGATGCTGTAGATCACATGATCACACGCATGTCTCGTAAGGATGGGCTTTCACTAGTCTACTCCCTGCTAGAGCTAGAGACACCGATTGCCACAATTACATCCATATTGCTCTTACAAGCCGTATCTAGGGGTACGCTGCATATCGACATGGCGATCATTATTGCAGGGCCAGTGGCGCGGCATATTGAGATTTTCGCAAAAAGGAATGGAATGAGCTATGACATTGGTGCTGATGCGGATGATGAGGTTGTTTACACTCCTAGTGAACTTCGCGCGGTTATGGAAATGGATAAAAAGGCTGATGCCCCTGTGGAAGATGCTCCAGAGGCTGCTGAAGAACAAGCCGAAGCTCCCCAAGGTCTAATGGCTGCTCCCTCTATGGATGGTGAGCAGGCCAGTGAAGAAGAACAGATGAACATGCTTGGCATGACGGACGAAGAGGAGACCACAGATGGGTTGGCGTGATGTACAGGCTAAAATAAACTCTGGGGAACTATCCTACGCCCCCTCTGCGATGGATACTTTCTTCGAAGCTGCGTCTTCGGGGTTTAAAAAATACTACTTGAAGGCTATGGACGATCAGGCTGATGCCCTAGAGAAGACTAAAGAGATCGAGGCTGAGAATAAGAAGAACCTAGAAGCTGCCGCTCGACTGTCTAAAGAGATCCTAGGCTCAGATGATAAGTCTGCGGTTAACTATGTATATGGTGTCCTAAAAGACTACGAAGGTAACGTAGGCCAAGCAACCGAGCGTCTAGAAAGCTTATCTGAGGCAGAACGCCTAAAGATTGTTCCTGCAGGATCCTTTGCAGCACTTAACTCTTCACTAGATGCAGAGACACTTGATCTATTCACAACCTTTGAGTCAGGCCAAGGTGGATATGATGCTCTACTAGGGCAGGCACAGGATAACGATACGCCTTTCCGCGATACAAAAATCACTGAAATGACTATGGATCAGGTGCTCGAATTTGCGAGTCCAGGTGGCGACTACGCTAACTATAGTTTGACCGCTACAGTGCCGGGTCAGCAAGCTTTCGAGAATGGTGATCCGGCTACACCTCTAGGTAAATTCCAGTTTGT